CTGGATGAGTATTTTTCTTCCAGCTCCGCCCTTGCCGCGCTTCAGCGTGGAAGCTGCCAATGGCTTCCATGATCCCGACGGCGATCCTTGCTCCCGAAAAGTTTTTTCGATCGAGCTGCGCATCACTGCGCCCGCGATATTCAGCAATGGCGCAGGCTCAAGCCGCTTCCGAACCTCTGCCAGCTTGATGTCGAGCTGCTGATCGTTGATCTCGAGCTTCAACGTTGGAATCATGCGAACCCCTGAAGATTGTCGTCGCTGAAGCGTTCCTCTTTTTGTGTGGCCACAACTCCGCCGCCTCCCTTTTGAGGCGTCGCAGTTGCGGGCTGATCGAGAGCTGCTTTGCTGTTGGCAACATCTTTCAAGAATGAAACCGCATCGTCGTAGGCCTGGCGCACATCCTGGTTAACGCGCTTCCTTCGCAGATACAGGTAGTATTCAGCGATGCTGAGACACACCCCCTTGATCTGGTCGGACGCCTGCAACGGCAGCTTGTACCTGTTGCGGCAGTAAGAGTCGATAAATGCCGACGCTTCGACCAGCACAGCATTGACTACGTCTGTATTGACCGCGCCGGAGTTCGTGTCGTCGGTGAGCTGGACCAGATCATCAGCAGAAATCCGGCGCGGTGAAAGATCAGCTTGGGTTGCGTAGGGCATCGTGCTCCTTCAGTTGAAAACCACTCGTACCGATGTGGTGCTGGCATCCGTCTGAACGCACAAATCCTTGCCAGACGGGATGGCGATCCCAAGGTAGTAAGGCTGTACCGTTGGGTTGACTACCGGCCCGATCAACACTGTGGTACCGGTCCCGCAGTTTGTGCCGGTCCCGTACTGCAAAGTAAAAGACCCGGCAGACCCGGTTGATTTTTCGACCGCCACGGAGCGTATGTATGTCGCCCCACTGGCAGGCGCTGTGACAACTTTGGTGAGAGTGGCTGTAGCAACCGCAGCAGACAGGCTGCTGAGTTCACCGGTTTGCAGGATCCTCGTACCCTGGTTGCTGATTCCTCTGCCGATGAACGTCAGATTGAGAGTGTTTTGCTCGGCTGTTTGCTGGGCGGCCGCCGGATGCTGGCTTGTTGTCACGAAGGTCAAAAATATCGCCGCCACAACAAGAAATGGTATGGCCATGTTGCTGGTGAAAAATTTAGTGAGACCGCTGAACTTCATAACTGAGTTACTTCCTCCCCTTTTGAATCCGCTTCAGTTAAGGTTTCGATTGCCAGTCGCATCTGCTCTACGGAGCGGAGTAAAGCAGATGCGATCACTGGCAACGCTCTGGCGAATTACATTCTCCGAATTTCCTCCTTTCGAAAAGATTGGCGCGTTTCGCGAGCCGCGCCCCTCGTTTTCGCGCGCTAAACTTTAGGCAACCGCGTTCTGAAGCAAGTACCCCGAGACGTTCGACGTAATCTTCTGGCCGTAATAGAAGTGCGTCGCCACCTCGTCGGATTTCTTCGAAGCCGGCACATCCCGGGCGATCTCAGTCTGGAAACCGCCCACCGTTCCCGGCGCGCTTCTCCAAACAAAGGTCTTTCCGAGGCTGATATCCATGGGAGTTGGATTGGGCTGGGCATAGGCCAGCACAACATGTTTCCCCCAGATGTAGCTCTTGTTGCCGCGCTTGTCCTTCTGGACAGCCGAAGCAAGAAATGCCTTCTCGATCCCGAAAGCACTAGCGATCTGGGTAAGCGTGATCTCGCCGCCATTGACATACTTGAACCTTTCGACAATGGTGGGATGAACCCTCAGAACCTGGTAGACAGGATCGCTGATGATGATCACATTTGCTTCTTTGCCGCTCTGACGAATTACCGACCTTGCTGTTTCCACGTCGGAGATGGGCTTGGAATTCGCCAGGTCGGACCACTGGTTGGCGCCGGCAAGAATCACTGAATTTCCGTTCGCGTAGCTGTTGGTGTCAGTGGCCAATGCGGCTGCGCGGATCTCTTCTTTCAAAAACAGCTTATCCATCAGCGTGCTTACAGCCCACTGCTCGACGTCGCCGGCTGTGAAATTGCCGCGCTCCTCATCCGGAATGGACCGGGCCAGCGAATGATCAGGGCAGAAATATCTGTCTTTCGACAGAGTCTGCTGGATTCGCTCGGCCGGCGCGCCTGGCGCGCGCAGGTCGTTCTCAAGCGCCTGCAGGTTTTCATCGCCATAGAGCCAGTAGAAATCGGATTGGTGTTCGACCTCGACGCGAGGGAAAAGCGTTTCCGCGACAAAGGTGTTGTTGGTGTACATGCGCGCGAACTGCGATAGCGCAACATCGATTTTTCCCTGTACGGGATTTACAAATGCTCCTGCCATTGAACTAAGTCCTCCTGCTCTGTTCTCGTGTTTGTCGTTATGGCCGATTCAGCGCGCAATTTTCGAAACGGCCGAAAAAGTTATCCCTGGACTCGCTGCGGAATCACCAGCAGCAGGAATTCATCGCCCTGGGCGTCGGCCGCCTCGAGCGCCAATCCCACGGTCTCGTAATTGGTACCGGCTACAGCTCCCACGGCGGCAAGCTGCCCGGTAGCTGCGTTTACCATCTGCCAGGTGCCTCGCACGACGGCGGCATCCGCGATGGCCGTGACTTCGCCGAACTCGACTACAGGGACCGGATCTCCGGCGTTGACTGCCGGCAAGGCCGTGACTCCCAAGGCGCGAACATTGGCCCCGCCTGGCAGCGCCACGGAATTGAAGGCCGCGCCTGCGACCACTGCAACTCCGGCCGCGAGAGCGGTGTCCGCAATATAGCTGCGCACCAGGGGATCTCCGATCACTCCAAATTGACTCTTTGCCACCTTCCACCTCTTTTATCTCCCCGCCAGATTTGCTTTTGCTATGAGCGCCCGGCAGGGTTAGCGCTCACAACAGACATTCGTGTTTATGGCCTCTTACACTTGACCTACTGCCGATGAACCGGCATATTCCCCGCTTGCCCGCAGACGAGTGAGCGCCTCGCCGTAGGAAATCTTTTCCTTTTGCGCGAGCGCCGTCGCGGCCTCAGCCAAATTCACCGAATCGGCGTCGATGGCCGCATTGCTCCTGGGGCCAGGCTCGCTGAACTGGACGAGCTTGCCTTTCCTTTGCGCCGATGCAGCCCCGGACAGTTCGCCGGATGGCACGATCTCACCGAGCCCAAAAAGGAAATCAGCGAATGCTTCGACTGCCTGCTTCTCGCTTTTCTTGTCGCCTTCGCCAAAGGTGATCTTGGCGGGAGATTTCGACAGCTCGGCAAACAGCTGAGGCAATCCCATCTTGTCGTAGGCCGGAAGCCAGCGCTTTCCGTCCTTCAATCGCTGCATCTGCTTTTCGCACAACGCCACCTGCGACTGCGTTGCGGCTGAGGCTACAGCTTTCTGGCGAGCATCGGCCTCTTCGGCGAATTTCTTCTCCAGGTCTTTGATCTGAGTGGTCAGCGGATTGACTGCCGCCGTGACCGCCGCCTCAATGGCCTTGGCTTGATCAGGCTCGCTCATCTGTACTGTCTTGCCCTTGAATAGTTCAGTAAAAAACTCCTTCAGGGATTGAATGATTGGCTTGGTTACTTCGTTGGCGTCCAATTCGTCCTCCTTAAATTCGATTGCCTCAAATTTTTCCGAGCCGAATGAAGCGAACTTCAGATCGGCCAGGCCTTTCACCTCGGGGGGCATCGCCCCGAGAAAACCTACGTGCCGCAGCGCCGGCCCATTGGCCGTGCGGTACAAGCTGATGGAACGCTTTTTAAAGCGCCCTTCGCGCACCAAATCTTCAAACTGCGAAGGCACTTGCGTCGGCATACCCAACAGCACATCGCCGTCGCGTTTCAGCGACTGGATCCAGCCAAACGCCGGCGCATCGTGCTCCGGATGCCCGACAACGATGGGTGCTTCGTGATTGGCGGGATCGTAATTGGCGATCATCTTGTCGATGTCGGCTTCCGTGTAAGCGCCTTTGGCACCGTAGTCGCCGGCGCGAAAAATCTCAACCCACTGGCCGTTCAAAGTTGGAGTCATTGTGCGCCGCCTTCCAGAACTTGCTTTGCTCGCTCTAACTCTTCGATATACGTCGGGCCGTTATAAGGGCCAACGTGGACCTGCGCGATTCCCCACACCTGCATGTAATCGTCGGAGTTGTGAACGACATCCAGCTTGTCAACCAATACCCGAAGCGCAGTCTCTAACTGGTTGACACGCACTCTCAACTTTTCACGTTCACTTCCCGCATTGGCCTTTTCTTGCAAGGCATGCCAGCTTGGATCAAATAGTTTGCTCATGCCACCTCCGCAAATTCGGGCAGGTCCTCTGCCTCATCCGGCAACCGCGATAGCCCTGGAGTATCGGCATCATCCGGCACGTCGTCTGAGGTCTCCGCTGTTGCCGTGCAGCGGCAGTTGTACCCGCATGGCGGGAAAATCTTTTTCCAGACCGGATCATCGTTGAGGGCCGCAAAGCCATCGAGCACATCATGGGATTCGCGCACGCGATCATCGCCGGCCGTGCGATATACCCAGTACGGCAGCGCCGCCGCTACTGCCGGATCCGACATCTGCTCAAACCTTCCACCTTGATAGGCAGACTGGACCGCTGTTTGGAAAATGGTGTCGATCTGCGTCTGCGCCAGCTGCTCGACAGAGGCATCGCTGGTAAGTTCATTTACAGCGTTGCGGAAATCCTCGATCGTTCCTCCGCTCTCGACCACGTCCGAGAGCTCGTTCTTGATCTTGTCGATCAGCTTCACATCACTAACTCCGGCGATGGTGAAAGCCTGTTTCTGGTACCGCGACGCCAACCCATCGAAGGCATCGCGGGTCATGCCCACCAATCCCAGAAGCCGGTTGACTGCCTGCGTAAATGGCACTCGCTCAAAGGCCAGCTCAGTGAAACGCGCGCTGGTGCTGGTCGCCACCTTGAACTTTTTGCCGGTTTTTTTCTTCGCTGCTTCGATTACATGCACGCGTCCCAGAACATCAAAT